ATCTTTTCGAAGAAATAAACGAATGTCAGGAAAAGACATTAAACAAAGCTTTTGAGCGTGTTGGGTCTTGGATTATTCCAGATGCAAAACATCAGCCATTCCCTGTAATTTTAGCAACATGTAATCCAACTTTCGCATGGGTTAAAGATTTGGTTTATGATCCATGGAAAACAGATTCTTTGCCTAAAAATTGGCTTTATATTCCTTCAAAAATAACCGACAATGTAGATAAAAATGGAATCAGTTACTTACCACAAGCTTATTTAGACAGTTTAAAAAACATGCCTAAATTTGAATACATGGTTTTTGTTGAAGGTAATTGGGATGTTCAATTAAAAACCGGAGGGGAATTTTATAAACAGTTTGAAATAAATAAACACGTAAAACATGCGCCTTATGATTCAGATTTACCACTTCATATTAGTTGGGACGACAACGTAAATCCTTACTTACCTTGTGGGATATTCCAAATAGAAGGAAAAGATGTTTATATGATTGATGAAATAGCGGGAGTTACTCCAAATAACACCGTTAAAGCCGTATGTAACGAAATAATCAGAAAGTATAAATCACATAGATCAGGCGTGTTTATTTATGGTGATGCTACTGCTAGAAAAGAAGATACAAAACTAGAGAAAGGTTATAATTTTTATTCTATAATTTTAGAGCATTTAAAAGAATTCAATCCCGTAAGTCGTGTAATGCGTTCAAACCCATCCGTTGTAATGAGGGGTAACTGGATAAATACTATCTTTGAAACAAAATTAGGGGATATTGATATTATAATTGGAGAGAATTGCAAAAAGATGATATCAGATTTAGTTTCATTAAAAGAAGCTGCAGACGGGACCAAATTAAAAGAAATGGCAACCGATCCAAAAACAGGAGGTAGGTTTCAAAAAGTGGGCCACTTTTCAGATTTATTTGATTATTTATTATGTAGTGCTTTCAATCAAGATTATTTAAAATATCTTAATAAACCTAAATTAACTGAAGAAAAAATGACCCAAACACCAAGGCAATTAGGATTAAACTATTAATATAAAATATTTATAAAATGGAAGAAGAATTAACGATAAAAGAAATTGTATCTGGTTCCGAGTTGGAAAAAGCAATTACAACACTTACAAGTCAGGGGAAAGATCATGCTATTATTGAAAATTACGTTAAAGAATATGCTGATCTTGACAGGACAATAAGACAAACTCAGGTAGGAAACGTTCAAAAAGATAAAACAATCGGAACAGGAAGCAGCCAGCGTATAGTTAAGTCAATCCGTTCACCTGTTAATTACGCAAAAAAGATTGTTACTACATCGGCCGCATTTGAAGTTGGAGAACCTGTAACACTTACTCCAAGCGATAACAATGACTTATTTAAAGAACTCATTCGTTTGTGGAAATCAAACCGAATGGATGATAAACTTCAAAGGGCAAAAACAATCCAAAAAACAGAAACTGAGTGCGCTATTCATTTCTTTATTCGTGAAACATCGACAGGCACAAAAGTAACTCAAACAGCCGGTAAAAACGCAGCAAAAGATATTAGATCAAATGTATTGACATTGAAGGAAGGTTTGATGTTTCCTTATTTTGATGCTACAAATGATATGAAGGCTTTTACATGGCAATTTGTAACCAAAAATACAGAAGGAAAAGACATTATCAATACTTGGATATTTGATGAAATCAATGTTTACAAAATAAGTAATGCAACTGGTTCAGTAACTTTAGACAGCACAGAACCTCATGGATTTGATAGAATACCTATTGTTTACATGCAGCAAGAATATCCTGAATGGTTTGATGTTGAATTATTGATTGACCGTTATGAAGTTGCTTTGTCTAAATTAGGAGTATCAAATGATTATTCAGGTCATCCAATTTTATTAACTTATGGTGATTTGAATATTTTACCTGAAATGAATGATGATGGTAAAACAATAAATTTTCCAATAAAATTTAAGGATGAAGATGTAAATAAGCCTTACAATGGTGATGCTAAATTTTTGACCAATGATAACGCACCTGAAGCCGTTAAATTGGAAATGGAAACTATTAGGGAACTTATATTTTCAATGACTCAAACACCTGATATTTCTTTTGAGAAAATGAAAAGCATCGGAGCAATATCTGGTATTGCATTAAAATTGATGTTTCTGGACCCAATTATTAAAGCAAAAATGAATGAAGGACAAAACAGAACTATTGTAGAAAGGATAATAAACATTTTAATATCTGGAATAACAGGAGTTGTGAATGTTAGTTCCAAAACTCAAACAACTGATTTGGTAATTGACATTAAGTTTAATTCAATTTTACCTGTAGATTTAGAAGAAACAAGTACTATTGTAGCCAATGGTTATTCATCAAAATCTATGTCCATGGAGACAAGGATTAAGCAATTAGGATTAGTTTCTGATATTGATGCTGAAATTGAAAAAATTGCAAATGAAAATACTGTTGAAGTTCCACAACTGACAACAGTTTAATATAATTCACATCATTATAAAAACCTCGATTCATTTCGGGGTTTTTTGTTATTAAGAATTAATATAAATTGAGCCTAAAACAAAAATAAATGTTTTTTGTAAATGTATATTTTATACATTTGAAGTATAAAAATAAAACAATAATAATTATGGAAACTATCGCTACTCAAAACGGAATCTCAATTACTGCAAATACTAAAAGAACTACATTTATGGTAGTTGCTAAAATGGAATTAGGAACAAGTGACGTTATTTACGGATGTGTTTCTACAGAAAGAAAAGCATTGAACTTATTTAAAAAAGTATTGAATCAATCAGGAATTAACTAAAATATATAAATCATTAGAAAATTTTAAAAAAACATTAACAACTTAAAAATTATAAATCATGAAACCAAAAGTAAGAATGACAATAGAAGAATTTGTAAAATTGAATACAATTGAGCAAGAAGTAAAAGAAAATAGATTTGATAGGCTTATCACAAGAATATCAAAGTTCTTATTTGATTACAAAATATCAATATTTAGATCTTAGGATTATGAAAAACAAATTTTACATAAAAGAAGAATTAATTAGAGGTGAAAAATACTATATTATTTACCAACGTATTTTTTTGTTCTTTGGATCTTTTTATGAAAGATGGAATAGCGAGGGTTTTGCAGAAATTAGATTAAAAAAACTTTTAAAATAAATACCATGAAAACAATAGCCGTAGTAACTCCAAATTCACGTGATTTTAATATTCACGTGCTTTCAGAAAAAGCAACTCAAAACGATGCTAATTTTATCCAAGTAACTAATCTAAATTCTGTTTACGAATTAAAAGTAGACGGATTTATTTCTTTAACGAATAGCATCAAAATGCCAAATCTTAAGCTTATATTAGAAGAACTTAAAAAACGTTTGATATAATGGAAACAAAAAAATTCAAGTCTGTTTATATCCATAATGGGTGTAGAAGTCCAAAAATGAAAGTGGTTCATCCGGTTCCTAAAATAAAATTATGTGAATCAATAGCAATTGGAGCATCAACAAAAATTCAATACCTTGTAGATTTAAATTTGTCTTTGATGGATGCCGAAATTCATAAAGCTAATTTGTACGGTAAACAATATTTTGGAACTTTTGAGCATTCAATTATTAAATTTAATATTATATTAAATAATGTTAGAATTGAATTTCATAAATCGTTTTTAAGTGCCTTCATTAAATTAGCAACAAAATTCAAACTTCTATGAGCAAAGTAAACTACACTAAGAATTGCGCCAAATTAGCAAAGGACATTAAAAATACAAGCGCAAAAAACAAAGAGTTTAAATCTAAACAAGAACCTAAAAATGAATAGTGATTATGGAAAATGTGTGTATTATAATAGTTCTATCAGTATTTATTTTAATCATTTTTATTTTACTTGGACCATCACATGAATATCGTAAAGACTTAATAGCAAGCATTGAAGAAAAAGAATCCATTTTAAGAAAAAATGAATCACTAAATAAACAATGGGATATTTTAATTGAAAAAAGAAGTTTAGCATTAAAAGAATTAAATTTAGAAAAGTATAAAAAGATAGATTCTGAAATTGAAATTGTGACATCCCAAATAAAAGCATTATTTAATAAAAAATAAATTAGATTAGACAATTGTCAATGAAAAACCACTCATAACGAGTGGTTTTTTTATTCAAAATATTGAAAATTATTAAGAATCATTATAAATTAGTATAAATTACTATATTTGTAACTAATAAATCAACAATTTAAAATCAAATTTTTATGGCAGTAGACAAAACAAGGGTAATTGCTAGACTTAAGGCTTATATAGCTGGAAAGGCTAACTTATCAAATGTAAGGATTGATGAAGTATCAGCTAGACTTGCATTGTTACCCGCAGATGACGCAGATGATGCGGCTATTGATGCAGTTATTACAAATGCAGATGCAATTTATCCATTTAAGGAAATTTCATCAAATGACGATCGATTTAGAAATTTGGAATCTCAGATTAAAAAACCTGTAGATCCAAATAATCCTAATCCAGAACCAAACCCGCAACCAACTCCAAACCAATCTACCGCAAGTGATGCACCGGATTACATTAAAACATTAATGGCTACAATCGAAGGATTGAAAGCTGATATAGTGGAAGTGAAAACAGGTAAAGTTTTGGAAACAAAAAGGTCGGCTGCAACACAAGCATTTGAAAAATCTGAAACTTTGAAAGCCTTAAAAACTCCTGAGTTGAAGCAAGCATGGTTAAATCGAATTAATGTAGATTCTGAAACTCCTATTGAGGAACAGATTACAGCATTGGAATCAGAATACACAGTTATGCAGCAAACATTTGCTGATTCAATTGGATATTCTGGAACCCCTCCATTAGGCGGTAACCATACTCTTAAACCGGATGAAAAAATGATTGAAAATATCGTAGATTCATTCTAATATTAATTTAAAAAACTAGAAAAGATGCCAACAGCAGATTTAAGCAACACACCTATTCAAGTTGACACTACTTTCGATTCAATCATCATTAAAAAGTTATTGATTGATATTCCAGGTGGTAAGACTTTGGATGTTACAGGCGTTACAGAAGAAGTCCTAAAAGCAGGACGAGTAATCATTGAAGAAACAGCAACAGGAATTTTAAAACCTTTAAAAATCATGTCTCCAACTGCTTATGAGGTATTACCAGCAGCACATACATATAAAGGTATTTTAATTGCAACAATCTTGTTAAAAAGACCTTTTGCATCAGTTTTATTGTCTGGAGATGTAAACAAACAAGCAATTGTAGAGTATGGTTTACCTGCGGTACCTTCAGCAGCTCAATCATTCCTTACTAACATTTTATTCACTAAAGACTAATAAGTCTTAACAAACACACTAAAAAGAAATGGAAAAATCATTATTTCCTCAATGGGTTGATAAGTACTTTAAGTCCTTTGCCCTTAAAATTGTAGAAAAGATTAACGGAACGAAAAACCCGTTGACTTACTTACATAAAACTATGCTTAGAAAGAACTTTTCAACTACGTTGAAATGGGGTTCACTTTCTAGTGCTGGTGCCGTTGTTAGAGCTGATGTTGTTGCTTTAGATTCTAGCCTACCTTTAAAAAGAAGAGATTCTATCAGTAGAGCTGATGGAGATATTCCAAAATTAGGTATGAAAATGTATCTGAATGAAACAACAATGAATGATCTTAAAATCTTAGCCGCTACGGGTGGTCAAGAAGCTGACATTCTAAGAAAGTTGTTTAATGATATGAACAAATGCGTTTCAGGGGTTTACGAAACCGTTGAATTTATGTTCTTACAAGCATTATCTACAGGTATAACATTGATTACAGGTGATGATTCAACAGGTGTAGGTATTAGAATTGATTTCGGTCATCCTGATGCTAATAAATATGGAGTTTCTTTGCCTTGGACAAACACAAGTGCTACGCCTATTGATGACATTAATCATGTTTTATCACAAGCTAGATTGAATGGTGATGCAGTTCGTTACATACTTATGGATTTAAATACTTGGAATTTGTTTAAAGCAAATACTCAGGTTAAAAATGAATTTGCATTCTCACTTGGTTTTGCAGGAACAAACATTCCAAACGTGCCAACAGTAGCAAAAGCAAATGAATTCTTAAGTGCTTCTTACGGTTATACTATTCAAATTATTGACAGACAAATGTTAGTTGAGCAAAACGGTAAACGTACTGCTACGACTCCATGGGCTGCAAATACTGTATGTTTTTTAACTGATTTAAATGTAGGTACTTTGACTTATGGTTCATTGGCAGAAGAAACATTCCCTGTTAAACAAGTAGACTACCAAAAAGTAGATGATTTCATTTTGATATCTAAATATGGCACAAATGATCCTGTTCGTGAATTCACTTCTTCACAAGCTTTAGTATTGCCAGTTATTGACAATGTTGATTCAATTTATTTGATGGACATTGCAGATGCTGATGCTAGTACTCAAGTTGAAGGTGATGCAAACTGGACTTACAAAGCCACTAATTACACTAAAGTAAGTGCAATTGCAGGATTGAATGCCGCTACTCCAGGTCAAACATTGACAACTTCATCTACTGATGCAGCTATCACAAAAGCAGTAAACAAGCTTAATGATGAGCAAATCTTAACATTTGAAGCTAAATTAGTAGCAGGAGTTTAATATGTATAGTCCTGAAAGCATACAGTCGTTAGTTGATAGAGTTGGATTTGCAGAACCAATTAATTCTGATTTTGCAATAACGATATCTGGGGAGGTGATATTATCAAACTCAGGCCGGTACGTGAATTCATTCCATCAACTTGCGACAGTTGAAAATCTATATTCGGCCGTTAGTCAAATTAACATGGCCGAATTAGATTTCAATAATTATTTGCAAGGGATAAAAAAACAAGCAGTAATTGAGGTTTTGACTGAAATAATAGATCAGGATTCAAGATCAATTACGACAACTGATTATTCAGATACCATAATTTCAAATCCATATATTTTTGATAATGCAATTGGTTACACTATTGCAGTTAAATGTTTAGAATTGTTTGTTTCTACACCTAGAAAAAATCTACTTGAAAGAAATGCAAAACTAGCAGTCAATAATTTAAAAATGGAGTTGGAAGGTGTTAAAACTGATGCAGGTGTTTTGGTTGCTTCTGGAATAAAAAGAGAACGTTATTACGCTATTAAAAAAGCAAAAGAGGTTTTATTTCCTTTTCTAATTCCAATAATTGGAACTAAAGCATGGTAATATGAATTATACAATTGAAAAACCAGTTGGAATTGATGAACAAATTCAATACTCACAAGGTGTTTTATTTGATAATTTAAAGACTAAATGGAAAACAGAAGGTATTAATCCGGATGTCACATTAGATGTTTTTGGAAGAATCAGAAAGAATCCAATTGTAAAAGGTTTTTATCCTGAAGCTTATATTGGTGATGGAGAATACAGGGATTTGTATTTGAATGATGAAGTAAACGCAACTATTTGTTTTATTGAAGATGACAAAGATCACACTACAGATGATTTAGGACAATTTTATTTTGCAGAAGGTAAATTTGTATTTATGGTAAACTTGAAAAAGTGCTATCCTACAATTAATCATCGTGCTGATTCAGAAGCTCAATTAGATGCTGTTACTCAATTGAAAAAAAACAAGATGTTTATCATCGATGGAATTCAAAAAGGATTACCAAACATTTTCAAAGGTTTTAATATTGAAAAAATTACTACCGATGATATGCAGCCGTTTCATATTTTCGCTATAACCGGAACTATGAAATATAAATTAAATAATTGTTAATTAAAAAAAAATAGAACATATGGGTATTTTTGTACAATGCAAGGGTAAAAATCAAGACAAAAAAAATACAGGGGCAAAAGACCAATGTATTGAAGGTCTTATGATTCGTACGGCCGTTGCTATTCCAGGTTTTAAATTTGATTCCAGAGAAGATGTTTTGGATTTGGATAAATGGAATGAAGCCGTGGCTGCAAAGCAACTTTTTCCGCTTTATGATGCAGAAGAGGTTACAACTGCCAATACCGAACCTACATATTTTGAAGGTAGAAGCCGTCAATATTTGACTGCTGAAGGTAAAAAAATAACAACATTCACAAGTATTTTAGGATTGTGTAGTCATTCTGCATTAAAATCTTTTGGAAATACTGAATTGAAATTGTTTGAATTCACAGAAGATGGAGCCATAAAAGGTGTAAATACTGATGATGGAGGTGTTACAGGTCAATCAGTAACTTTAACTGTTGGGCCACGTTTGGATGCAACAGCAGACAGACCTCCAAGCACATTAGTAAACATCAATTATTTGGATAAAGATGAGTTTGAAGATAATGGTTATGTTGGCCGTCCTTCATGGAGAGCTTCTGAATTATACGGAATTTTTGATGCTACACTAACTCAGGTTTCAGCTTCTGCAACTGTTATTAGATTGACTGTTGGTGTTGGATGTGCAGGAACTGATGAGTTGATTGAAACTTTAGTTCTTGCGAATTTCGTGGTTAAAGATTTGGCGGGTGATGTTGTAGTTGTAACTCTTACTGCTGCTGATCCTGATGGTATTTACACGCTTACAGGAACTGCATTTGCATCTGGATTTACAGTATCATTGGCAGGTGTTGTTACCGAAGGTGATATGTCATACGAAAGTCCAGAACCATTAGTAATTGTTGTTACATAATGGCAAGGAAATTATATGGCGGTAAAATAGAATTCCCAAACGACTATAATAAGTCGTTTGCGGAATTTAAGGAAGACTTTGCCAATAATTGGGTTTTCCTAGCCATACCATCCGACAAAAGGCAAGAAGAATTAAGAAAAGCTTACAAAATAGCAACATCAACTAATGGCCAATTTCAACACTCAATTAAAGAAAGCAACGAAACTGACCCCGACGAGGCTTAGTAATGACTTGTTTAAGTTCATAAGGAGTATTGAAAAAGAATTTTTAGATCTAAATAAAGATCAAATTCAAAACGATAGCAAGGATATTTTTGGAAACGCAATTGGATTTTATTCAAAAGCCACGGAAATACTATCAGGAGGTAATAAAAAAGCAGGAGAACCATTTACAGGAGTTGATACCGGAGATTGGTTTAAAGGTTTTTACATGCAGATAGTTTCAGGGGTTATAAGATTCAGTTCTAAGGACCCAAAAAACAATTTAATCTTAAGTAGTGAAGATTGGCTTTCTGATCAATTATTCGGGTTATCTGATGAAAATTTAAAAAAGGTAATAACTGAAAAGCTATTACCTTTTTTTATAGAAAATATACGTAACCAATTAGATATATAATGTTTTTATACAACTCCCTTGACATAATTCCCTATAAAACTTTTTTAAAAATCGCTTCAACAGGTGATTTTTCTTTATTGTCAGATACTGAAACAAACCCTGAAATTTTGGTCCCAATTTGGGAAAAACTTTTCAAAGAACATTTAGAATTTGAAAGTACTCCAGAATCAAAAAAAGAATTCAGAATTACAATTGATGTTGAATCATTGGAAACTGAATATAAATTCATTTTAGGTGCATGTGATTGTTTGGAATTTGCCATTGATGATGAATTGATTGAAATTTTACGGGGTAAACGTTACAAATTACGCACAGATACCACCGAAAACTACTATAGTGACCTTGGAATGATAAAACGTTTCGCAAAAGGTCTTAAAATAAAGATTAATTCTTTAAGAGCGCAATTACCCAAAGATGAAGAAAGTGAAGAATCTCATTCAGTACAACACGAAAAACTAACTATTGATGATGTTATGGCCGGTTACACAATGATACTTGGATATGATTTTGATTACAATACCGTTACCTATACAAAATTCAAAGCAATAAAAAGACAGGTTAATTTAAAAATGAAATCTGTTGCAGAACAAAATAATACTAAAAAATAAACCGAAATGGCAAACGAAGGAGTTATTACACAAAAAGATATTATTGAAGATAAAGCTTTGACAATTGGTACCCAATATGCTAAAAACATGGAACAAGCTATTGAAGCCAATAAAAAAATGGTTGATTCTTTAAAAGAAATAAATGTAATTGCTGGACAATTTAAAGCGGCTAAAAATCAGGAAGACTATTTAACTGCAAAACAAAACCAAACATTAGCAACTCAAAAATTAATTGGTGAAATTAAGGCCCAAGAACAGGCGGAAATATCTTTACAGAAAATCGAAAAAGCATCTTTAGATACTCAAAAAAAGAAACTTGAATTAGAATCAAAACAAGCATCTGTAAAAAAATCAAACACGAAACTTACCGTTGAAGAACGTGTTCAAAATGAAATAAACAATCGTGTTTTAAAAGAAGAAGCCCGTGAAAGATTAGGTTTAGTTGGTGCTTATACAAAATTGAATAAGGCACGAACCGATGCTAAAAAAGTGCTTCTTGATTTATTGGCCGCTGAAACAAAAGATATTGCCGCAATAAAAGAAGCAACAAAAACATTTGATGCTTTAGACAAAAGAGTTCGTGCTGCTGATCAGGCTGTTGGGGACTTTCATAAATCAGTTGGTAATTATCCAAAATTGAATGCGTTTGCTGATGGACTTAAAAATTTAGTTGGCGCATTTGGTTTAGTTGGGGGTGTGACTGCTTTTGCTGCAATTATTGGTAATGCTTTCAAAACAATTAAAGAGTTTGAACAAGGATTAGCAGATTTAAGTTCCATAACTGGTGCCACGGGCAAAGATTTAGATTTTCTTAAAAATTCAGCAATTGATTTAGGTCAAAAAGTTCAGGGAGGCGCAAAAGCAGTTATTGAAGCTTACAAATTAATTGCAAGTGCCAAACCTGAATTACTTTCAAATGTAAAAGCATTGAATCAGGTTACTGAAGCAGCAATTACATTATCACAAGCGGCAGGAATGGAATTGCCAGAAGCTGCAACTGCATTAACAGATGCTTTAAATCAATTTGGTGCCGGTGCTGATGAAGCGCAATCATTTATTGATGCGTTGGCTAATGGTGCGAAATTTGGTTCAGCTGAGATTCCTCAATTAACTGAATCTTTATTAAAATTTGGAGCCGTTGCACGTAGTTCAAATATAAATATAAAAGAAAGTGCTGCATTAGTTGAATTACTTGCCGAAAATGGTTTAAAAGGTGCTGATGCAGGTACTGCTTTGCGTAATATTCTATTAAAAATTTCTGCACCTGATGCATTGCCAAAAACAGCCCGTCAAGAATTGGAAAGATTAGGTGTTTCGATGGAAATGTTGAAAGATAAAACAATTCCAATTGCTGATAAACTTGCACAATTAAAACCTCTTTTAAAAGATAATGCTTCGATAGTTAAGGTTTTTGGATTAGAAAATGCTACTGCTGCTATTAATGTACTTGGACATAATGACAGATTAAAAGAATTAATTAGTCAAATGGGTGAAGTAGGAACGGCAGAAGAACAAGCTGCTGTTAGAATGAATACTTTAACAGGTAAAACAGAACTTTTAAAAAGTACTTATGATAGTTTAGTTCTTTCAATTGGTAAAGGTTCAGGTGCTATTTCTGAATTCTTTAAATTCTTTGTTGATGGTGCTGAGGACGCATTAAAAGGATTGATTAGATTAAATACATCTTGGGAGGAATTACAAGAAAAAGCCTCGGCAGAAGGTCGAAAAGAAGGTGAAAAAAGCTTTGCATTAAGGCTTAATCAAGGCTTAATGCAAGGAGGTGACGAAGTGAGTGTAATTAAAGAAATGCAAAAGACAGCAAGGAAAGAAAGAGAAGGTTTGATGTGGCAATATGATGAAGCTAAAAAAGACCTTAAAAAAGCAAGGGAAGAATCTTTAAGTCTTGGAGAATCTTTCGATGAAGCAGAAGCTCAAAGGAATATTGAAAGAATAAAAAAGGAAATAGGTTTTCAAGAAGCTTTAATTAAATCTGGTAATACTAGATTATTAGGCAAAAAAGCACCTACAGTAACCGCAACTACAACAGATGATACGGCAGGACCAACAGAAAAAGAAATAAAAGCCGCTTTAAAACGTGCCAAAGAACTGAATGATGCTATTTATGAATTGGAACGCCAAAGATTGGAACGTTTGATTAAAATCAATGACGAGATTGCATCTGATGAAAAATTAAAAGATGATGTTCGTATTAAGGCTGTTGAAAATGTAAATAAAAATGAGATTGCACTTGCTGAACTGACTAAAAAACATAAGTTAGATGCTGATAAATTCGTTTTGGGAGATGAAAAAATGAATGCAAACCAAAGATTATTTATCCAACGAGAAGCAGCAAATAAAATTGAAGATGTAGAGAAAAAAGCTAAAAAGGATATTGATAAAATACGTGAATTTGATGAAGCTTCATATCAAAAATCTTTAGATAAACGTGTTTCTCGTATAAACGAAAACATGAATAAAGAGCTTGAACTTGAAAATACTAGGTTCAAAGAATTAGGTGATTTAGAATCAATGAATCAAAAGGATAGAGAAAAATCTATTGAAGCTCATGAAAAACGTATTTTTGAGATTAAAAAGAAAGCTGCATTAGCATCGTTGAGAGCGCAAGCCGACACTCTACAAGATGAATTAAATGCTTCTGATTTATTGCCTGAAAAAGAACGATTAACTGCTGAAAAAAGACAAGAAATTGTTGAAAAACTAAGTAAAGCTAAATCTGATATTTCAGAAAAAGAACTTGAAGATTATGATAAACATAATAAAAAAGTATTAGATAAAGAATTAAAGCTTGCCGAAGATATTAAATCTATTTCAGAAGATTTGTCCAACGCATTAGGTAATTTGGCAAATGCTTTATTTGATAGAAAAATTCAAAATATCGATGAAGAAATTGACAAAAACAATGAGTTTTATGATAAACAAACAGAACTTGCTGGTGAAGATGAAGCACAAAAAGCTCTTTTAGAAATTGAACGTGCAAAAAAAGAAGACGAATTACAAAAGAAAAAGCGTAAAGAACAGGAAAAACAAGCCAAATTTAATAAAGCATTGGCAATTGCTCAAGCTGCATTAAATTTAGGTGTTGCTATTACTGCTGCTCTTACTGTTGCACCTCCTGCTTCATTTGCTTTTGCTGCTGCTACTGCCGCAATTGCGGCCATTCAATTAGCTGCTGTTATTGCTACGCCAATACCTAAATACAAAATGGGTAGAAAAGGTGGTAAAAAAGAACTTGCTTACGTTGGTGATGGTGGAGTACATGAGGTTATCGAAAGAAAATCAGGTGAAATTGAAATTACTCCAAACAAAGATACTTTAGTTCAATTAATGCAAGGCGATAGCGTTTACAAGTCTGTTGATGATTACACATCAAAACAACGAAAAAGAGTTGGTCAAGATGTGGAATTAGAAGCAAAAAAAATAAATGAATTTCAAAAATTAGTTTTCATTAAAGACAAAAAAGACCCTGAATTAATTAATGAAATTAAAAAGCTTAGAAAATCAGTAGAACGTAACAAACCTTCAAAATCAGAACAAAATAATGTAGATTTGTCACATGCAATTTGGAAACTTAAAAATCAAATTTAATGGGAAACGTAAACCAAGGATATAACAATAGAATTAGATATATTCTTAGAAACATAAATTTCATAGACAAAACTATTATTGAGCCAGAAGGATGGCGTAGTGATGATATTGAACTTGAAAGAAGTAAAACGTCTCACGGTGTATTTCAACAGTTTTCAAATAGCCTTAAATTTGTTTTGGATGGTGCTGAACACATTAAATTAATTCGAGAATTATACGGAATTGAAGCAGAAATAAAATTAATTCGTGAAGAGCGTGATCCTATTTCTGATATTTGGACTCAGACATATTTTGGTTTTTTGGATTTATCTACTTATGAAAATCAAGAAGGTAAAGTTTCTGTTAAATTCAACTCCGGAGGGTTAGAACAACTCTTAAAATCAAGAGATACTGAACAAGTAGAAATTGATAGGGTAACGACAATTGATCGTTATCCTATTGATTATTTACAACCTATAGAAGTTGAAGTTGATGGACGTGAAATTTTTCTAAAATCAGATTACAAAGTTGAGTCTGATGAAAATAGGGTTGAAATGTACGATACAACAGATGACGGAAATGTAAGAGGTTCAACTGTTGGCATTCCGTTAAAATTAATAAGTAAATCACATGAAAACGCACAATCTGTTTTGCCAGGTGGAAATGTAGGCGATAATAATTGGGAGCGTACAAATCCAGGAGCAGTAAGCAACATGTTTTTTGCTAATTCTGATTCTAAAAGAATATTGCATATTAAATTTAAAATTGATTTTACAGTTGATATCATTGATTTTGATGATATTGATAGTTTTCAATTTTATTTAAGAATGGCCCACTATACACAAGGAACGGATTATATTTTAAAGACAAATGATTTTTTATTCAAAAGTTCAAGTTATTCTTATATTAATAATAAGAGATTCTCAATTACTTTTGACAAAACTATTACTATAGATAAAGGCGATTCATTAAGTTTATGTGTAGATCAAAACTATGATGGAGAAGGATCATTTAAAGTATCACATTTAAAAATAGCTGTAAAAGACATAGTTTGTGATGATTTTACAATTGAGGAAGATTCTTTTTTCGATAAAAGCACTTGTAAATCGGTTCTTATATTTGAAATGTTTGAAAGATTAATAGAAATATGTACAAACCAAAAAAAATCACTTAGAAGTAGTTTATTAGGACGTACTGATTTAAATTATCCTATTGATGGGAAATGGTCTTTAATTGGTTTTAGTCATGGTTTTTGGATACGTGGTTTTGATAAATTACCAATTCCAAGTGAAAACCCAAAAGTTGAAAATCTATACAAACCATTAACCACATCATTTAAAGAGGTTTTTGATTCAGTACATAGTGTAATTAATATTGGATTTGGTATTGAAAAAGATGGTAATAAAGATATTGTAGTAATTGAGGAATTGGCGTATTTTTATAATAGAAATGTATTGATAAGACTACCTAATCAGATCAAAAAAGTAAAACGTTCAGAAGCACAGGATTATTATTCATCATCATTGGAGTTTGGTTATGAAAAAGGAGGTGATTATCAAGAAGCCATGGGATTGGATGAGCCTAATACAAAATCAAAGTTCACAACAGTTATAAGTAGATTAAAGAATACTTTTTCCAAAGTTTCTAAAATAAGAGCCGATGGGTATGGATTTGAATTTGCTAGAAGGAAGCCAGTTTCTTTAAACAAAACAGAAGATACTGCTTATGATAATGATATTTGGTTTCAGGATTTGAAAAGATATTTGCCAGAAAGAACTATAGAAGTTGGTTTTATACATAGAATAAAAATAAATTTGCCAGCTATTTTTAAACAAAGAACATGGCAGGATGATTTTGAAAAAGCTCCAACGGGTATTTTTAGTCCTAATACTGCTTTTAATTTAAGGCTTTCACCTTTCAATATGTTATTGCGCCATGGATGGTATTTTGGAGCTGGATTTACTAAATATCTTAGTGAATTTGTAAGTTATGCTAGTTCTGTTGCTAATTCAAAAATGAAAACTCAGTTAATCGGAAAGCCAGAATATGCTGAAGATGGAATTATTCAAAATTCAGAATTAGAGAAAGCTCGTTTTATTTGCGAAGAAATTGAATTTGATCATATTTGTGATTATGGAGTTATGCAACAAATAAATGGAAGTACCGTTATACAAGGCAAAACTATCAAAAACATGTATGGATTAATAGAATTCATAAATGAAGACAATGAAATTGAGCGAGGTTTTTTATTAAATGTTAAGCCGATGGGGGAAGGAAAATTTAAAATTCTTAAAATGAATGTTTAAAATAATAAAATTTAATAATTAAAAATATGGCATATTCAAGAATTATAATAAACTTTAATGATATGATACTTCCTGAGAGAGTATTTTCATTTTATGAATCAAAATTAGGGCTTACATTAAGTGAAGTTTTTAAAGTAAATAGACTTGGACCTGGACAAACAAAGCTTGCAGATGGTATTCCTGTTGAAGGTGCGACATGGCAAGCTAATAATTACAGAGATGCATTTCAATTAGATTATAATTACTCGGATTTATTTACAATAAATGTAACATTAGGTGATCCGTTAATTGGTGATGGATTTGTTGTTATATTAGCCAAATACGATGGTGCTGTGTTTTCAATTCTAGAAAACACAACAGGTGGAAACGTTACAGCTAATATTATAAATGCTCCTTCGATTCCAGAAATTCATATTACTGATGTAAGTTTATCACAAGCGACAGCTAATAAATGTCAAAATGTTAAAGTAAATGTTACAACTGATATTTTAGCGGTAAAAATTTTGAGTCCAATTGTTGTAAATTCAAATACTAACAATCCTTTTTCTTTTGATTGGGTAAGAGGACAGACTTTTAATGTTGTTGTTGAAGATTCCAACGGAAAACAATCAACACAATCGGTCACAACTCCAAGTGTTCTTACTACTGAAAATTTTACAATAACAGCAAATAATAGTCCAAATGGTGGTACTGTTGTTATTGTTCCTATTGGGTTAAACGGATTGACTTTGGAATATTCATTGAATAATATTGATTGGCAAACAGAAAACGTATTTACGGGTTTAGAAGTTGGAACGTTTACCGCTTATATTCGTGATAATTTCGGGTGTTCTGTTTCAAAAGAATTTGTGGTTGATGAATTCGATATTACAGAACCTTACTTTTTTATTTCAAAATCAAACTCTTTGAGGTTTGCAGAGCGTGTTGTTTGGGATGACATTACTATTTTTAAAACGGATGAAAATACATTGAGTTGTGAAAGCAATGTAAAATTACCTTATCAGGAAATTCAGGACTTCAAAACAGAAGATGTAATTACAACTCAATTCAAATCTAATTATTCATCAAATATTGTTAAAACTATTGATAATTTAGGTGTTGAAGTAAATATTCCAATATATAAAAAAAGTAATAATATCGGAATTAAAGACAAAAGACAGGCTATAATTTACGATTTAGGAAATGAAAAATCTGGAATTTATTTTAGTGCCGGAAATACTTACGATTTCGATACAAATGTTATAAATGGAAGTTATGTTTTAAATGGTGGGGTTCCTGAATGGGGCCGAATAGGAAATTATTTGCAACTTGGTACTGCTTGGTTTGAAATAGAGCAAATCATTTATGATGAATCAAAAACAGCCGATGTACTTGTTATTTCAAATATTTACGCTGGTGTTGATGCGCCTATTATTGTCGGATCAGTTTACAATCGTGATAATTTTGAAGTTTATGAATTCATTATAAACATGGATGATTACGAAAACAATCTTTTTAGAGTTCAAATAAATGCTGAAAATGAATTGTTTCCTGATATTGAATATTTGAGTGAAGAAATAAATGTTTCTGATAATGTTAAAGATTTACTAGAAATTCGTTACAGAAACTCAGGGAATACAGATATTAATTATTCAACAGGAATTGAGCATTTAATTAGGGTTCCATTTAATAAAATAACAGGTCAATATGATGAAGAAAGCGAAACATATAAAACAGATACTACAGCTAAATTATTGAGTGCTGATTTATATGAAGTTGATGAGTTTGTTTTAGAGCCAAATACGAAAGAAATTTGGAGAAAGGTAAATATTGCCCTTACTCACGAAATAGTTATTATAAATGGTGTTTCCTATGTAAAAAATGCTAGTTTTAACACTGAACCACTTGGAGAAACAAATTTATATGTTTTGAGTGCTGCAATGATTAAAACAGGTAATGTTTATAACATTAATTCAAACGATACTTTTGAATATTCTGATGAAAGTGTTGAAATTCCTAATTTGATTGAAACTGAACAGGGATTTGTAGAATATTAATGTATATTTGCGATGTAATATTTGATAATATATTACTGCATAGCGGGTAAAAGTATGTAAGGTGGAGTTGCTAAATAGCTAAAAGAAACCGTCAGACAATGAGATAATATCATAATTGCACAAAACGTAATCCTTACTAATTATCAAAGAAATACCCGAACCATTAATTTGATTCGGGTTTTTTATTAAACGTCTATTACTCCCTTAATTTTACCATTTACACCACAAAGAATAATTTTTTGCAATGGTAATGGTTCAGTACAACAGGTATTTTTAGGTTTATTTCTTTTACAAAATTTACATTCTTCTGTAACAAACTTTTTTCCTAAACGACCTTCAAAAAAAGTACATTCACACTTTTGTTTTATGCGGTATAATTGGATTTTATTTGCTTTCATTTTTATATTTATTAATTTGTTTTTTAATCCGATTATCCATTATTATAAAATACAAATCAGCAGACTTTTTATTTTGCAGCATACTTAAAAATAATTTATCCATTGTACGCCTGATAACTTTTGACATATTCACTTTTATTTTATTCTTGTGAATAGAATAGTAGTTATTTTTTTTCATTTTTAAATTCTTTTAGTTCTTCATCGGTTAAAGGATCATTAGTTCTTGAACGCCAAAAATCATTAGGATTTTGCTTTATCCATTTCCACATTGCTTTTTCGCTACTATCTGAATAAATTATTTCGTAATTAATTGGGCGGTCCATTTCTCCTTGTCTACTGAATCCTATTTTATATGGTTTCATAATATTTGTTTTTTCCAAAATCCTTTTTGGAAGTTATCAATATGTTTTTCTGTGCTGTTTTCTGTTGTGTAATCTACTTCAATAAAGTCTTCTGATACACTAATACATTTTCCATACGCAATATTATTATCATCGTATTCATAAAATACGGTATCTCCAATTTGAATGTCTTTTGGGTTAGTGAATAGGGTCATGGCAAAGTATTAATGTCAATCGCTAATCCTTTTCCAATTAGCCCGTAAATATCAAAGTGCCATTCGAAAAGTAGTTCAATATCACTCCAACTAACGCAAGGAATATGCTCGTAAATATTTAAATAATCGCATTGTTCTTCGAAACTC